ATTTGGGTATCGGTGACGCCACGGCGATATGGTTCGTGCAGCGTATTGGCAAGGAATTGCACGCCATCGACTACTACGAGAACTCCGGCGAGCCGTTGGCGCATTACGCCAAGGTATTGCAAGACCGAGGTTATGTGTACGGCGACATCGTGTTACCCCATGACGCCAAGCAACGGGAACTGCAAAGCGGCAAGTCTCGCGTTGAAGCATTGAACGCCTTGGGCATGAAACCGGTAGTACAGAAAGCGCACCGCGTCGAGGACGGCATAGAAGCCGTGCGGGCCATGTTGGGTAAGATGTGGTTCGACAGCGCGAAGTGCGCGCGAGGCATCGAAGCCTTGAGGCAGTACCGCAAGGAGCCGGCCCCGGAATCCATGTGGCGCGACAAGGCAGAACCAGAATACAGAGACCGCCCGATACATGATTGGGCGTCGCATGGTGCGGATGCTTTCCGCATCGGGGCGATGCACAAGCCGAGGGCGAACGATTGGGAGCCGTTAGCATATGAAAGGCAAGGGATCGTATGAAACTTGACGACGACGAACTGCTCAGTCTTTGCTCGGCCGAAATCCAGGCTATCGAGGAACAGGGCGACCTCGCGGAAGAACGCTCCGAGGGTATGGACCGCTACCTTGGCGAACCCTATGGCGATGAAGTCGAGGGACGTTCGCAGGTTCGCACCCGTGAAACGATGGAAACCATCAACGGCATCATGCCTTCGCTCATGCGCATCTTTGCAGAGGAGGACAATCTAGTTATTTTCCAGCCGGAAGGGCCGGAGGATGAAGAACAGGCCGAGCAAGAGACAGATGTCGTCAACCATGTTTTCTGGAACGAGAATCGTGGTTTCTTCAACCTGTACACGTTTTGCTTTGATGCCCTGCTGTCCAAGACGGGCGTCTTGAAGGTCTGGCCGGACGAATACGCCAAGGTCGAGCGCGAAGAATACAAGGGCCTCGACGACATGCAGCTAGGCCAACTGCTGAACGAGCCGGAAGTCGAGCGCGAAGTGCAGGAATACGAACTAACGGAGGAAGGCCATCACATCGTATTCAAGACGAATTGGAAAGAGACGAAAATCTGCATCGAGCCGTTCCCGCCCGAGGAATTCGGCGTGTCTCGCTCTGCGCGCTCGCCGTATGTGTGCGACCAGACATTTTGCTATGCGCGCCACCGCAAGACGGTTGCCGACCTTCTGGCTGATGGGTACTCGCAGGACTTCATCGACTCCATTCCGTCGGATGATGACGTAAACAACCGCGAGCAGCTTTCGCGCCGGCATTTGTCGGATGAGCAGAGCTACAACGACGTACACCCGATGCTGCGCGAAATATGGGTGACGGAGTGCTATTTGCGCATCGACCGAGACGGCGACGGCATACCGGAATTGCTCAAGGTGACGCTAGCCGCAGGCGTGAATGCCAGCAACGGGCGGCTGATGGATGTCGAGGAAATCGACGCCATCCCGCTGTTCGCTACGCCGAGCCACATCCTCACGCATAAATTTTACGGTCTGTCGATTGCTGACATCGTAAAGGACTTGCAGCAGATACAGACTGTTCTCCTTCGGCAGTCGCTTGATAACACCTACCTTGCCAACAACGGCATGACGACGGTGAACACCGACTACGCCAACATTGAGGACTTGATGACGCGCCGGCCGGGCGGGATAGTGCGCACAAAGGGCGAGATGCCCGGCGCTGCCGCTGTATCGCCAATCCCGCACAATCCTCTGCCGCAGCAAACGATGGAGTTGTTTGAGCGTCTGGACGAGCGCCAAAAGCGCCGCACCGGCTACGGCGATGAAGTCGGGGCTTTGGATGTGTCCGCGCTCGCGAACATCAATACAGGCGTGGCCGCGCTGGCGTTCGACATGGCCCGCGCCAAGATTGAACTGATCGCCCGCATCATTGCCGAGATTGGACTGAAACCGCTGTTCCATTACATCCACGAGATGATGATTAAGCACAACTACCGCGCCAAGGCGATGAAGCTGCGCGGCAAATGGACGCCGGTCAATCCGTCTGACTGGAAAACCCGCACGAACTCGGATGTTTCAGTAGGCATCGGCAAGGTATCCCGCGAGCGCCGCATCATGGGGCATGAGGCCATTCTAGCGAAACAGCAGGAACTGATCGCAGCCGGCGCGATGGGGACGCTGTTGATGCCGTGGCACCAGTACGAGGCTAACAAGGGCTGGATCAAAGCATGGGGCTTTGAACCTTCGCTGTATTTCCAAGACCCGCGCACGTTGCCGCCGCCGAAGCCCAAGGGGCCAGACCCGCAACAGCAACTGATGCAGGTTCAGGGTCAGGCGATGCTGATGGATGGACAATCCAAGATGATGCGCGCCCAGAACGAGCAGGCCAAGATTGCGTTGGAAGCCAAGGCGATGGAAATCGAGAAGGGCTACAAGCAAGCCGAGATATTCATGCGAGGGCAAGTAGAGGCCCTGAAGCGCGAACAGGCGCAACTCAAGGCCGACATGGAGGCATCCGGCAAGGTCATTGACATGCAGGACCAACTCCGCAAGGAACGCATGGATAGGCAGTTGCAGGCTATGGAAATGCAACTCGACCACGTAAACAAGTCGCGCGACCGTGACTTGGAGTATTACAAGCTTCTCACTAACACGGAGCCGCCGGCAGTCGAAGATGAAAGCGCAGCGGCAGAGCGTATGGAAGCCGAAGAAGCGGCACGCCAAGCCGCCGAAGCGCAAAAAGCAATGGAACGCGAGATGGCCGGACAGCGCGATGCGGCGATGATTATGGCATTGCAGAACATTGCACAGACCGTGGCGCAGATGGGGCGCAATGAGCCGGAGGACATCGAATATGACGCCAAGGGCTTGATGGTGCGCAAAGGCAATCGGTTGATCGTGCGCGACGCCAGCGGGCGCGCAGTGAGGGTCGAATGAAACCAGTCATCGGACACCGGCAGCAGCCGGCGGCGTATCGCTTCCCGAATCAGGAACGCGCCGCGTACCTTGCCAAGCAAGAGCGCAATCAAGCCAAGGCGGCAAAGAACAAAGCGCCGCAGAAACGCGGGCCAGGCAGGCCGCGCAAGGTATGAACCGCGAGGATGAACTTGCCCGCCGCCGTGAGGTGGAGCGCGCCAATGAAGCGCAAACGGTAATCAGTTGTCCGCTGTGGGATGAGGCGTGGAACACGCTTGAAACCAAGCTGACAGAAGCATGGAAGGCTAGCCCGCAGGGCCAGTCGGAAAGACGAGAACTCATCTACATGCAGTTAAGAGCTGCCGCAGAGGTGCGGGGGCATATTGAGGAAGTGTTGGTAACTGGCCGGCTAGCCTCTGAACAACTGGAGAGATCCAACGATGAGCGAAGAAGTAGTCTCGGCCCCAAGTAGCGCGCCGACCATCGAGCAACGCATAGCGGCGGTTATTGCGCCGGAGCCGGCACAGCCAGCGCCGGAACCGAAACCGGCAGAACCTCGCGCGGAAGCGCCACAGACAGAGACGCCGGAAGCCGCGCCCGCAGAAGCGGCAGAAGAGGCAGACGACTTTATCGAAGTCGCCGACCTTAACGGTCTTGCCGAACATCTCGGGGTAGACCCTGCCGACCTGTACAACATCGCTGTCCCGTACACCAAGGATGGCGAAAAGCATGAATTCACCCTTGGCGAGATCAAGGACAAATACCAGCAGTTCGAGGAAGCGCAGACGGTGCGCGAGCAGGCGCAGCGCCAGCTTGATACCTACCGCGAAGTCGAACAGCGGTATGTCTCGCTCATCCAAGAGCAGACGCAGCAAACGGCCGCGTACTTTGCCAACGTTGAAAAACTGGCATTGCAGCCGTTCCAGAACATCAACTGGCCGCAGCTTCAGGTAAGCAACCCGGCCGAGTACATCAAGAACATGCAGGCGCTTCAGCAAACGCAGGCACAGCTTGCGCAGATGAAGCAGGCCGCATCGCAGAACATTGCCGCCCAGAAGCAGCAATGGGAAGCACAGCAGCAGACCGTCAGGGCCGAGAGACTTGCGCGAGAGCAGCAAGCACTCATTAGGGCAATCCCTGAATGGAGAGACCCGAAAGTCGCCGACGCCGAGAGGCTAGAGCTTTCTGAGTTCATGCTGGAAACGGGCTACACAGCCGACGAGATCAACAATGTGGACGACCATCGCGCCTTGCTTCTGGTGAGGGATGCGATGCGGTTCCGCAAGGCAAAAACGTCCGGCGATGTGGCCGCAAAGAAGGTGGTCAAGTTGGCGAAGAAGCTGGTTAAGCCAGGGACTCGCACGAATGACCCGGCACAAACTCAAGCCGCCCGCGCTGTGAAGGCGCACCGAGCCGACCCGCGAAATGTCGGCGCAGCGGCAGAACGCATCAAGCTATTGCTGACGCGCAAGTAAGGAGAAATCTCAATGGCAGTCCCGACAGGTACTTTTCAGACGTATCAGGCCATCGGCAACCGCGAGGACCTGAGCGACATCATCTACGACATCAGCCCGACCGATACCCCGTTCATGTCGAACATCGGCCGGACCACGGCAAGCGCCGTTTTCCACGAATGGCAGACCGACAGTCTGGCAGCGGCAAGCAATGCCAACGCGCAGATTGAAGGTGACGACGCGACGACCAATACGGCAATCCCGACCGTCCGATTCGGCAACCGCACGCAGATCATGACCAAGGTTCCGCGTGTGACCTCGACGCAGCGCGCCGTCAATGCGGCAGGCCGTGCCGACGAACTGAGCTACCAGATCGCCAAAAGCGGCCGGGAACTCAAGCGCGACATTGAGGCGCGTGCAACTTCTGCGTTGGCGGCTGACGCTGGCGGCGCGGGTACTGCGCGCGAAATGGCTGGCCTTGCAACGTGGTTGTTTGGCAATCAGGTGATTGCGACGACCAACGGAACGGCGCCGACCACCGGCACGGCACCGACTGTTTCGAGCGGCGCCCCGACGACCGACGTTGCATCGGGTACGGCTGGAACGTTCCTTGAATCGGACCTCAAGACCTGCATCAGCCGGTGCTGGGATGATGGCGGCGATCCGACCCTCATCATGGTGGGCGCGTTCAACAAGCGGCAGGCGTCGGCGTTTGCCGGCATCGGCACGCAGTTCCGTGATGTGCAGCCCTCCGCTACGGCGCCGGGCACCATCGTGGGCGCTGCGGATCTGTACGTGTCGGACTTCGGCACGCATCAGATCGTGGCTAACCGCTTCCAGCCGTCGAACGTGGCCTATGTGTTGGATCTCGAATACTGGGCGCTGGCCTACCTCGAACCCATCACGCAGGAGCCGCTTGCCAAGACCGGACTGAGCGACCGCGTGCTGCTCCGCACCGAGCTGACGTTGGAAGCGCAGAGCCCGGACAGCTCTGGCATGATCCGCACCCTCACCACTTCGTAATCGCTGACCCTTGGAGGCCCCGAAGGGGCCTCCCTTTTTTCAGGAGTGACGCAATGAAGAAAATCACCGACCATCGGGTGCATGGCAAGCCGTACCCGGTCAAGAAGTCTTACAACCACGCTGGCGACAAGTCGTCCAAGGGCGTCGGCGCTCACGCTACCCACAGCGGCAAGAGCAAGGCGAAGAAGTAATGCAATCTCGCAGGCTGCTCGACTACGACCGGGAAACCGGCCTGCAAACGTGGCACACGTTCGACGATGACACGAACACTACGATCATCGAAGAAGTGCAGGACATCCGCCCCATCATCGAGCGGAATGTCGCCATCCAGAACCACGAGGCCGGCGGCGCGCTTGGCCTTAATGACTACTCCAGAAAGGGGATCAAGGAATCATGGTGGCACGTGGCGAGCATCCCCGTGGTCGTGCAACTGCAATGGCTGCGGCAATACGGCGTGAATATCCACTTGATGAGCAAATGCGACTGGACGAAAAAGAAAGTCCGCCAGTTACTGAACTCCCGCGAGTGGGCGCATCTCAGGACCGGGACGGGCAGGATCTAAAACTTGTCCATCTCAAGCAGTGCATCGACGAACACAAGCACCACGAAGCCGGGAAACTTGTTGACGAACTGCTGACGCAAGACCCGGACAACATCCATGCGCAATACCTGTTATGCAGGCTGCTCATTGATACGGACAAGCCGGCCGTCGCAAGACCTACGGCAAAGTACATCGTCGAAAGGGTGCCAGACCGGGCGGAAGGCTGGTTACTGCTGGGCGCTATCGAGGCGGCACTACAGCGGCCAGAGGAAGCGTTAGAGCCTCTCAGGAAGGCTATCAAGCTTAAGCCGGATTGGGCCGAGCCGTATCGCGTGCTTTCCACTGTGTACGTCATGCTGTATGACTTGGACGGCGCAGAACAGACAGCGCGCAAGGCGCTGGAGTTTGGCGAGAATCACATCCCACATGCAGCCTTAGCTTTCGCTGCCTTGCATCGCCGGGATTGGGTTCGAGGGTTTGCCGAGTACCACAAGCAAATGGGCCGCGTGCCCGGCCGTGAAATGCTGGATTACGGCCTCCCGCAATGGGAAGGCGAGACGGACGCAAAGGTACTTGTCTACGGCGAGCAAGGGCTAGGTGACCAGCTAGCGTTTGTCTCGGCACTCACGCCGCAATGTACGCAACTGGTGACGCATCCAAAGCTCGCCAACCTCATCCGCCGCTCGGTGTCGATGGAGGTTTACGGCGACCAGTTCGCTAAAGAGGTGGATTGGAATATCACGGCGACGCATCAGTCGTCGATGTCATCTGCGATGCGGTTTCAGGAGATGAAACCTCGGGGTAAGTGGCTAGTGCCGCACCCGGAGAAGTCCGCGCAATGGCGGGCGTTGATGTACCAAAAGGCAAAGGTGAAGGACCGCAAATGGATTGGCCTTGCTTGGACTGGTGGCAAGATTGGATCTCACGGATGGAAAGGTCGCAACCTCACGCACGAGGACTTGGCGCCTGTCCTTGCCTTGCGTGCAGAGTTCGTGTCTTTGGAGTACAGGCCGAATCCTGCGCCCCGTGGCGTGCATGACTGGCCGTGGAGTACCCAGACAGCTGATCTTGACGATTGCGCGGCGCTCGTGGCGAATCTGGACGCGGTGGTGTGCGTTCCTTCGACTATCTATCACTTGGCGGGTTCTCTTGGCGTGCCGGCGCATGTCATCGTGCATGACAGGCCGCATTTTCACGAAGGCGTCAGCGGGCCGTGTCCGTGGTGGGAGTCGGTAGAGTTCTACCGGCGGACGGAAAAGAGCGTTGCAGACTGCATCGCTGAAATAGCAGACAAGCTAGCGAGGTGGGTATGATCCATGAGACGGCAACCGTAGACAAAGGCGCAACCCTTGGAGAAGGCGTCAAAATCTGGCATTACGCGCACATCCGGGAGACGGCAAAGATAGGCGCCGCCACTTCGATAGGGCAAGGCTGTTACATTGAGTCCAGCATCGGCGAGCGGTGCAAGTTGCAGAACAACGTCAACGTGTACGAAGGCGTGACGATTGGCAATGATGTGTTTGTCGGCCCTAACGCGACTTTCACGAATGACAAGTATCCGCGTGTTCGCGGGGATTGGGAAATCACGCCGACCGTGGTAAGGAACGGCGCCAGCATCGGAGCGGGCGCAGTTATCTGCCCTGGCGTGACGATCGGTGAACATGCGATGGTCGCCGCAGGCGCGGTTGTCACCAAGAACGTGCCGGCCTTAACCCTCGTCAAGGGTTGCCCGGCTAAACCGTCGGGGTGTTCCTCGCGCGAGTTAGAAGAACTCTTGAAGCAACTAGCAGACTACATGCAGACCCGCAGCCCTGCGTATCGGGCGAAGCGGTATGACATTCTCGGCAAGCTGCAACAGTATTTGCCGGCCTTGGAAGGCGAGACGCGAGCCAACGTCTATAACATGGCGATGTCTCTCGGCTGGCAGCAGCACGAGGACTTCAGGGCAGATCAGCGCATATTGCACGAGCTTGTGATTGCGCCGATGGGCGAGGTTCCGGAGCCTGACCGACCTGCATCGGGCAAAATGGCGTGGCTGGTGAACCACGTAGCCATCGGAACGTATGCGCCGTTCAAGCATGTCATTGCGTACCTGTCGGCCCTTCCGCCGTGCGAGGTGTACGTGCATGGCAACGTGCGCAAGCAAGAGGCGCAGCAGTTGATGGCCTACGGCCACAACGTGACGCACTTTCATGGCTCGCCGGATGGCATTGCAGACGCTATCACCGAGCGTTGCAAGCAGGACAACATCGGCGCGCTCATCAGCGACATCTACACCGCCGTCCCGTTAATGGTGTTTCAGCGTAGGGCGGCGCCGCTGCAAGTGTACCTGTCGCCGGGGTTTCAGTTGTTTCCGGCCGACTTGGTATTGCTGCCGGAGACGCAAGAGGAAATCAGCTTTCCACGCCATAACGTGGACTTCATTCCGACTGCCGTCCGCATGGAGGACTTGCGCGTGCCTGCCGTACAACCCGGAGCGGGTACGTTTGGCGTGCTGTCCCGCCCCGAAAAGATGAGCGCGGCCTACCTCGAAGCCGTGGATGAAATCACGCTCAGGACGGGCAAGGAGTTTCGCATCTATGGGCGCGGCGCCCCGCAGTACATGGGCCGGCACTTTGTTTATCAGGGTGTCCGAAACGCCATGAAGGCGCTAAGCGAAATCGGGGTATACCTCGATACATTCCCGACTTGCGGCGGTTTGTCATGCTTCGAGGCAATGGCGGTTGGCGTTCCCGTGATTACGCTGGACCATCCATCCGTCCACAGTTGGAACGAGTTCAAGCCGTGCGTAGTCAAAACGCCGGAGGATTTTGTAGACGCGGCCATCATGGCTATCACCGATAAGGGTTATGCGCAAAGCATTGCCACAAAGGGACGAGAGATAGTCGCGGCACGCATTACGAACACGGAGAGGGCCGCAGGATTGCTTGTGAAGGCGCTAGAGCGGGCAGGGTGGCAGGGATGAGGGTCTTTATCGGCGTAGACCCAAGGGATGCTGTATCGTTCAACGTCTTGCAATGGTCCATCATCCGCAGGGCGTCCGGTCCAGTTAGCATAACCCCGCTGGTGCTGCCGCAGTTGCCCATCAAACGCAAAGGGCTGACGCATTTCACGTTTAGCCGATACCTTGTTCCGCAGTTGTGCGGGTATCGCGGAAAGGCGTTGTTTTTGGATTCTGACATGCTGTGCCTTGCCGACATTGCGGAACTGTTCTCGTTCGAGTTCCGAGGCGAGGCGGTGGCCGTGGTGAAGTCGAAAGAACGGTTCGAGTGGCCGTCTCTCATGCTGTTCAATTGCGAGGAATGCAGAGGGCTCACCCGTGATTACATCGACGACACGGCGAATAATCCGGCCACGTTTGCATGGGCGCAAGAAATTGCGGCCCTGCCTCAAGAGTGGAATCACTGCGTCGGGTACGATGAGCCCAACCCCGACGCAAAGCTGGTTCACTTCACTTCTGGCACGCCTGGGTTCAAAGAACGTTCATTTTGCGAACACGCCAGCGCATGGCACGCCGAAAAGGACAGCATGAATTCACAGGCCGCATGGCTGGAAATCCACGGCGGCTCAGTCCACGCAGAAATGGTTATTGCCGAGCTACGCGAAAAGGTTAAGAGGTTCCAGTAATGCCGATCACCACGAAGGCCACGCTAGAGACAGAAATCGGCAACTGGCTGCACCGTACTGACCTCACCGGGCAGTACGAAGAATGGGAGCAGATGGCCGAGGAAGTGTTCAAGGGCGAGCCACGGAAACCAACCGACCCGCAGATGGGCGGACTTCGGATTGCCATCACGCGGGCAACGGGAACGCTGTCCACCTCGGAGCCCTACATCAGCAAGCCGACCGGGTTCCTTGCCGGCTACTCGTTCAGGCTGACCGGACTCCCTAAGTCGCTTGCTTACGTATCACCGGAAGCCATCAGCCTCGCTAGTCAATCTGGCAGCGGACAGCCGCGCTTCTGGTCGGTGGCGGATGTCATCTTGCTGGACGTGACGCCGGACTCTGCCTATGCGTATGAGTTCGCGTACTGGACGCATCCGGTGACGATTGTCGGCGCAGCATCAAGCGCCACAAATACCGTGATAGACAACTACCCGCTGTGCTACCTCGCCGCATGTCTGCACTTCGCTTTCGACTACATCGGCGACAACGAGAATGCCAGCAAATGGCTTGGCAGGTATAAAGTCTATGCCGACAACGCTAACGCCAACTTCAACGCGCAGCGGTTCTCATCGGCGTCTGTCGCATCGGTGCAGGGGTATTCGACGCCGTGAAGAAACGCTACCTCTTTGGCGTGTGGGAGCCGGACGCGGTTGAGATTGCCGGCGATGGCAAGATAGGCGTCTCGCAGTGCGAAAACGTTATCCCCGTTACCCGTGGATACAAAACCATCCCCGGATGGGCGCGAGCTACGAACGGCACAAACGACATCACCGGGGCCGTGGCGTCTTACACCTCGATTATCGGCGCTATCTCTGTCCGCAACGAGAACGGCAATACCATCGACTTCATTTCAGACACGACGACGGTTTACAAAGCGGATTTTACTGCCGGCACGTTGACCAGTCTCGGCTCTGTCGGAACTGCCTTGCCGTTGGGGCAGGACTGTTTCCGCGACTTCGCACAATACGGCAAATACGTCATCATGGCGTCTAGCGGAAATTCGACAGGGGCGAGGCCGCAGTATTTCGACACCAGTTCATCGACTACTTTTGCCACCCTTACAACGGAGTTCTACGGGCGTACCGTGGGCGTTCTCCGTGATTTTGTAGTGTTCGGTGACACGGAGGACACGGCAGACGGCAGGCGCCGGACTCGCGTGCGCTGGTCCGGTTTTGGCGATTTGTTTTCGTGGGCGCCATCGGCTTCAACGCAATCAGACTTTCAAGATTTGCTGTCAAATTCTGGCGCGGTCATCAAGATAGTTGGCGGCAACGAGGCGTTTGTTGTCTGCACCAATTCGGTCTACCTCATGAGCTACGTAGGCCCACCGACGATCATGCGGTTTGACTTGATAGCGCCCAACATCGGAACACTCTACCCGCAATCCTGCGTGCGGCTCGGTGAGTACCTGTACATGTACTCGACAGCGGGATTCGTCCGCATCGGGACTCAGCCGGGCGATGTGCAGTACATTGGCGCCGGCAGGGTGAATGAGGAATTTTTCTACCTCATGTCGAGCAACGTGTCGGGAAGTGGACACGTTCGCTGCACAGGGTATCTGGACGCCGCGAATCAATGCATCGGCTGGCAGTATTCGCGAGCGGACGCAGGGCGCGGTGACGCAATCTGCTATCACTACCCAAGCGACCGATGGGTAAGGGCAGGAGACAGAGACGCCGCCTATTTCGTGTATTCGTCGGACCTGTCTACGCAAATTACCGTTTCTGGATCTGACGCCCCGCAAGCACCAACCGCTCACGCGCTCGGGGAGAATGGCAACCTCTACGCGCAGAACGATGCCAACAAGCCAGCACGAGCAACGCTAGGAACAGGCTTCGAGGAGCTTGTGCCGGGGGCGAGGTCGCTGGTTGAGCGAGTCTACTTGCTAGCTGAATCTCGGGACGCGACGCTTTCCGATGTAGTGCTGAACGTCGCGTCCATTCCAAATGCCACGATACCTGTAAACATCGCGGAGGGCGTGTCAGGCTTTCAAAGTGTCGGGGCATGGCAGACGGAAGGATTCTGGACTATCACCGGGGCCGGCGGGCGAGACGGGCGATTCCACAAGTTCACGGTCTACAGTTCGGCAGGGTCGCGGACGTCTAACGATCAGTATCTCGGGGTCGAGGTGGTATTCCACCCTCGGGGCGAATATTGAAAACCGCCCTGCTACTGGTGCAGCTTGTGACGCACGATACGCCGCAGGACTTGTCCAAAGTCTGCGGCGACGTAGCGGGCTGCGCCAAGGTCTACGGGCAGGTGTGCGAGGTTCACGTATTGCCGCCGGCCATCGGGTATCCGCAGGACTACGAGGTAATAGGGCATGAATTCTGGCACTGCTATCACGGGGGCTTTCATTGATGTTGCCTAACTTCAACCTGAATGCCCGCGTAGCCGAGCTTTATCCGGCCAAGCCCGTTCAAGCACCGATGCCAGACCCGCCCGAAGTCGCCGCC